TGACCAGTTGAACCGCCGCCAGGCCGACCACATGCTGAATCGTGTGCGTGGTATACTGGGTGAACACCGTCAGACTGCAGCTCGTCACACCAGCGAACAAGATCCTGAGTATCTCAAACTGGTCATGATGGAACAGGCTCTAGCCGCCCGTCTCAAAGAAATGGCAGCCACACCTAGTCCAGCAACTGGCATGCAACCTGCTGCCAAGCCTGGAACTATCCAACCTGCAGGTGCTACTCCTGCACCAGCCACTGGCATGAACCCTGCTGCCAAGCCTGCTGCTCCTGTAGATCCCAAACTCAAAGCAGCCCAAGACAAGATCAAGAAAGGTCAGGCCTTGACTCCTGACGAACAAAACATGATCAACACACAAGCCACCACCATGGCTGAAAATCGCCTGCGTCGTGCCTATCGCTATCTCAAAGAAAGCGAAGTGCAACAAGCCCAGGTAGTGTTGGCTGCACAAGACATGGTTGATAAGATGCAGGGCATGTTGGAAGATGTAAGCGAACTGCAGTTCAAAGAATTACCAGCCCTGGTTGATTCGATCAAGAATCAAGTGGGTATTGATCAGGCCACACAATTCAACACCGATGTCACAGGTGCACTCACTGCCTTGATGCAGACCTTGTCGGGTACCAAGCAACAGTTAGATGCTGCCCTAGGCGTGGTTACTGGACAAGCTGCACCTGCTGCTGAAATTCCAGGCATGGACGCTGGCGCTGATCTAGACGCCGGCGCTGATCTTGGTGCTGATGCTGCAGCCGGCGTTGCTGGCGAAATGGATGATCTAGATGACCTAGCTGCAGATGCTGGCGCTGATCTCGACGCCGACACAGGTGCTCCTGCTGCTTCGCTGGGACGAGCACGTAGATAATGCGTATTGACGAAGTGGCCAACACAACAGGCGCTACGCCTGAGCCCGAAAAGCTCATGGGCCTGGTGAGTTTTTTAGCTGGCCGCTCAGAAGATCGCGGTGCACAAAAGCAAATTGATCAACGAGCCTTTATCGAACTGGCACGCGGCCTGGGCATAGTCATTGCTCCAAACCAACTGGCTGACCTTGTGGGGCAACCTCCGCTGAGCAACATTCTGGAACCCTTGGCCCCGGACTCACAGGACCCTATTGTATTCAAAGGCGGTGAACAACCTGCAGCACCAAGCATGCCTGTAAACAAGGCCCAAAACATTGTGGCTGCTGCTGCCAAATCGGCCATGAAACGCGGCCTCAAAAAATAATATCAAACCGGTCAACTTGCTTGACCATGCCGGTTGATTGTAGTATAATAAACACAAGGAGATCAATATGGCATATTCAGCACAGGTTGTAGAGCACTACGAAAATCCACGCAACGTGGGCAGCTTTGACAAAGGCGACACCAACGTTGGCACCGGAATGGTAGGAGCCCCGGCCTGCGGAGATGTAATGAAGCTCCAAATCAAAGTAGAAGACGGTGTGATCACAGATGCTCGCTTCAAAACCTATGGATGCGGTAGTGCAATTGCATCCAGCAGCCTGATCACCGAAATGGTCAAAGGTATGACTCTGGACCAGGCCAGCGATATCAAAAACAGCGAGTTAGCTGAAGAACTAGCCTTGCCGCCTGTGAAGATTCACTGCAGCATCCTGGCTGAAGACGCCATCAAGGCCGCAGTGGCAGATTACCGGGCCAAACATGCTTAATATACAACTCTGTAGCAACACAGAATTATCCCTTTACGCACATCATTTAAAACAACTGAGTGCACAGGACCGTTACACACGATTTGGCTACGCTGCCAGCGACCACAACATTGATCAGTTGATCCTGCACATGTTATACCATCCTGGCGATCACTATTTGTTTATGGCTGCACATGGTGCTGACCCCGTGGGATTTACTCATCTGGCCAAAAGCAATCATGACTGGGAACTGGCAGTGAGTGTGCGTGGCAGTCTTCAAGGTCAAGGCATTGGCAATCGTCTCATGGCGTATACTATTGACTGGGCCAGAACACACGGAGTGGACAGCCTGTTCATGCACTGCATTAGAGACAACCAGCGCATACAACACTTGGCCACCAAGCACGGATTAGAAGTAGTAGAACGATCAGGACCGGACATCACAGCACAAGTGGCTTTACTCCCACCAACTCCAACAGACTACACTGTAGACTTTGTACGAGAACAACAAGATCTCCTGGATCAAATGATGGAACTGCATCAACGTTGGTTGGCCAACTTCAACCCCCTAGCACGGAGACAACGAAATGATATCAGTAACAGACCTAGCAGCAGCTCGCATTAAACGTGCGCTGGAAAAACGAGGCTCGGGTGAAGGCATCCAAGTAGGAGTTAAAACCACAGGCTGTTCAGGCCTGGCCTATGTGTTAGAATATGTAGACAATCCCAACCTACACTGTGTGCGGCACTACGACACCAATGGGGTGCGAGTGTTTGTGGATCCAAAAAATTTGCCTTATGTTTCGGGCATGGTGATCGACTATGTGCGTCAAGGACTTAACGAGGGCTTTGAATTTCGCAACCCTAACGAACGCGATCGATGCGGTTGTGGCGAAAGTTTTAGAGTATAGCACATGATAACCTCACGATACAACTACACCCCCCTGGACAGAACTACCATTGACGGCAAACGACACTATTGCTTGCCTGACGGATCTAAGGTTCCTAGTGTGACCACTATTCTTGATCGGACCAAGCCTGCAGAAGATCGAGAAGCCCTGGCTCGTTGGCGACGGTCTGTAGGCGAGCAACGTGCTCAGGAAATCACCACCGAAGCAGCCAGTCGTGGTACTCGCATGCATGCATACCTGGAACACTATGTGCTACACACAGACATGAAACCACTGCCCTCAAACCCATTTGCACATCCCTCGTGGTTTATGGCAGCAGAAGTTATATTGCAAGGTTTGCCCAACGTGGACGAATTTTGGGGAACAGAAGTTCCTGTGTACTATTCAGGCCTGTATGCAGGTACTACGGATCTAGTGGGCACCTGGCGAGGCCAGCCGGCTATCTTGGACTTTAAACAAAGCAACAAAGTCAAAAAACGTGAATACATCACGGACTACTTTTTGCAGCTGGCAGCATATGCAGCAGCACACAACGAAACACATAGTACTGAGATCAACACAGGTGTTATTTTGATGGCTGTGCAGCCACGGCTACTGCCCGACGGCAGTTACGATCGGCCACAATATCTGGAGTTTGTGGTACAAGGCGACGAATTTGCCTACTGGGCAAGTGAGTGGATGAAACGAGTTGAACTCTACTATCAGTCACGCTAAATACTGGATAGATTTCAAGGACTCACACTGTGGCAATCGTACAAATATCAAGAATAACTCAACGCAAGGGCCTAGAAGCCGACTTGCCCCAACCCTTAGCAGGTGCTGAACTCGGCTGGGCAGTTGATCAACGCAGATTGTTCATTGGCAACGGCACCATAGCAGACGGTGCTCCTGTAGTGGGCAACACTGAAGTATTGACCGAATTTAGTGACATTCTCAGTTTTGCCACTCAGTATATCTACAAAGGCGAAGCTGCAGGATATGATGTACAAACTGGCGCCACCCTCGGTGACCCTGTGGCACAGAGTCTGCAACGTCGCCTAGACAGTTATGCGGTCATTACTGATTTTGGTGCCACCGGCGACGGAGTAACTGATGTCACTGTCAACATCAATCGTGCTTTGTTCCAGATATTTTGCCGTAGCACCAATCCCAGTGCCCGACGCAGTATATTTTTCCCGGCTGGTATTTACATTATTACAGATACCTTGAACATTCCACCTAACTGTCAGTTGTATGGCGACGGCCCCGACAGTACTATAATCAGTTTTAATGTCCAGAATTGGACCAACACAACTTCTTATCCACCGGGCGTGTTGGTATACAACACTGCAACCACACTGTACTACAGATCCAACTTTGTAGTGCCCATCGGCACCGCTATCGGTGCAACCAATCCTAATGGAGATCCCTACTGGTCAACAGAATCTTTGCCCGAATACATTGTTCAAACAGCCGACAGTCTACAACAGACCGGAGTCAACATTGGTACCAACGGCGCCAGTCTGCCGGGCAACATAGAAATTTCCAGCATGAAGTTTGTGACCAATCAGGTGCACGACGGTGTACTGATCGAATATGCAGATCGATGTGTGTTTGACTCAGTCACAATCGAAGGATCGTTGACCACTGTTGATCTTGTGGAT